TCAGTAGCCGTCCTGGTCTGTGTCGTAGTTGTGCTCCACGTCGTGATCACCGCCGGGGTTCTGGCTGTCCGGCGAACCCGTGCTCGTCACCATCGGGTGGTCTGTGGCGGTCCATCCCATCAACGGGCCGCGCCCGTCGAGGTGCTGTACGACCGCGACCTGTGTCCCGCTGTCGATCAGTGGCGTCGGCGGCGGACCCGGGACGGGGTCGGTGGCGGGGTAGGGCTTCATCCTGCGGAGTCCCCACGGGGCGGGGCGGGTGTTGGTGCCGGTGGCGAGCGCCATGCCTGCGTTCCTCTTTGGGTTGGTGTGTTCGGCCGCGAACCGCGCAAGCGCGGCGCGGAACTGCCGGGCGGCCTTGGACGACCCGGGACGGCGCAGGGGGATGCCCCAGGTGGTCATGAGCCGGGCGATTCGGAGCGGGCTGATCCGCTCGTTCAGCGCCAGCCACAGCAGCGGCGTGCCGGTCTCGTAGCGGATGCGAATGGATGTGGGGTCGGGGACGTGCGGTACGTCCGGCTCGCGGCAGACCGCGATCACGTCGACGCCGTTGAGGTCGTCGACCATGGCCCAAGTGCCGTACTTCCGACACGCCGGTCCCATGTCATCGACGAGGCGGAAACAGAGCAGGGCCAGCACATCCGGGTCGAGTCCGGCGGAAGCGGCGAAGTTCGCCAACTTGTCAGCGAGGGTGTCGCAGTTGAGTCCGGTTGCGTTGCCCTCGATGGGGTGGCCGGCGCCATGAAACCGGAAGTCCGCCGACCAAGGGCGCTGTTGTACCGGCACAACTCTCCTTCCCGCGGCGCGAATTGGAGGCTGGTCGCCTAACGTGACCTGCCCAGGGGCGGGCGGTGTGCGTGAGGCGTCAGGCCGAGCGGACCACGTCCGGCAGAGGGACGCCCAGTTGGGTCATCGGGAACCCCCGGCCGGCCTTCCGTGCCTCCAGGGCGGCGACGATGCGCCGCTTGGAGTGCTGGTCGATCACGACCGTGTCAAGCTTGTCGACCGCCACGAACCGCACCTCGCCGTACCCGCTACCGGGCGTCGGCCGCATCAGGTTCGCCGCAACGTCCGTGAGCTCGCCGCCGTCGAGAACCACGTTCACCCCCGGGGCGTAACGGTCCCGCGGAACCCAGTCCACCCCGATCACAACCGGTGAGACGCCGGCGTCGCTGTCGAGCCGGACCCGGACGAGCCTGGCGGCGGCGTGAACGGGCGACTCGTGGTCGAACTCCCCCCAGGTGCCGCCCGGCAGGCCCCAGCGCGGCGTGTGCAGGGTGTCCTTGTACACGAGGCACACCAGCGTCTCCTGCTGGCCGTTCGCGGCCTTCGCGTCGACCGTGAACACCACGTGCGTTCCCAGGCGGGCCGGCGGCGGGTCGGCCTTGAGATCGGTCCCCGGGAACGTGCCTTCGCTGCTCACAACTTCTCCATTTCTGTCGTCGGTTCGGGCTCCGGCTGCGGCGCTGTCCGAGGGGTCGGCCGAGGTGGATTCCCTCTCGCTCGGCCGGCGCCGTCGAAGAACTCTGCGACACGCGACGAACCGCGAACGAGCGTCCTAGGCCGCATCAGCGGGCCGTACCTCCGAGCGCGGAAGGAAGCGCTCACAGCCGCCGCCCGGCGGGCGCCAGTGGATGGTGTCCCCGTTGATGTGGACGCACTCGCCGACCTTGCCGCCGTTGGTCATGTCCTTGATGGGGTCGCCGACCTTGGGTGCGTAATCGGCCCTGCCGTTGCTCACCGCCTGCTCCGTTCTGTCGTCGGTGCGTAACCAGCATCGGCAGGAGGCGGTACGGTGACCAGACGAAGAACCATGACACTGACTATCTGTCATGATCGCTTGGGGGGCGGGAGTTGGCTCGTCGTACTGTCGATAGAGATCAGAATCCGACAGACATGACACCGGCTGCGTTCGGCTGGTTGCTAGGCGAGCTTCGGGTGAAGGCTGGTTTCACCATTGCTGGCCTGTCCCGCGAACTTCACTGCGATGCCTCCCTCGTCAGTCGGTTCGTATCGGGCGAGCGGGTGCCGGCCGTTGAGATGGTGCGACAGATTGATGAACTCCTCAGAGCCGATGGGCTCCTGTTGAACGCCTACGGCCGCGTGGGGTGGTACCGGGAGGTCGCCCACCCCGAGTGGTTCCGAGTCTTTGCCGACCGGGAGAAGCTGGCCGACGAGGTACTCGACTACTCGATCACCCTGATCGCAGGACCGTGTCAGCACCCTGACTATGCAGCGGCACTGTTCGGACGAGGCCAGGTTGATCCCGACCCGGAGGAGATAGAGCGGCGCGTCGCAGCTCGACTGAGTCGGCAGGCGCGGTTCCTCGCCGACGATGGGCCGCGGCTTGTCGTGGTTGTGGATGAAGCCGCGATCCGGAGGGTTGTTGGTGGTCCGCAGGTGATGCGGCGCCAACTCGCCCACCTGCTGGAGCTGATGAAGCGCCCGAACATCGTCATCCAAGTTGCTCCGCTGGCGTTGGGCGAGCGCACACCCGCAGGTACCTCGTTCACGCTCTTGACCATGCCGAACGGTCAGCGACACCTCTACTCAGAGAGCTTGAACAGTGGCCACTTCACCACTGATCCGGGAGAAGTCCAACGCTTCTTTCGGGCCTATGATCAGCTTCGCGGCAGTGCACTCTCTGTTGCGGAATCGGCCGCTCTGATCCGTCGTGTCATGGAAGGACTGGTCAATCCCATGTCGTCACAGCCGACCGGCGTCGAGGCGCTCCGGGCAGTCGCTATTTTCAAGAGCTCCAGCTACAGCGACAGCAACGGCGGGCAGTGCATCCAACCGGCACTGAACCTGATCGCCTCTCATGGGGTAGTGCTTGTGCGCGACAGCAAGGACCCCGACGGGCCACTGCTGGCCTTTCCTCCGGCGGTCTGGGAGACATTCGCTACCGAGGTCGGCACGGGGGCGTTCGGCGAGGTCTGACCCCACACAACGACGAAGGCGCCCCCTGCACCGGCCGTAGCCAGTGCAGGGGGCGCAGTGCTTGTAAGGCAGCTGCCGGGAAGCATGCTGCTACGTCGCCGATGACACGGCCAGCTTCGCGGCGAAGCCTGCGAAGAGGACGGCGACAGAGGAAGTGAGGCCGGCGGACAGCCGACGACGGCGGCGGAAGGCAGTCGCCAGAGCAGTGCCGGCGAAAATCAGGGTGGAGAGGTAGAGCATGCTGAACGTCTGCAGGATGCCGCCCAGCACGACGAAGGACAGGGCTGGCATTCCATACGATGGGTCAACAAACTGTGTGAAAAACGACAGCAGGAACAAGATCGCCTTGGGGTTGAACAGGCTGACGATCAGCGCCCGGCGGAAGGGGCGTTCCGTCGCCGACTCCACGCTCGGCGCGTCCTCGTCGGACGAGGCACCGTTCCTCTGCTCGCGCCAGAGCTGGACAGCCGATCGGAACATGCCGATGCCCAGCCACAACAGGTAGGCCGCGCCGCCGAACTTCACCACGGCGAACACAGCGGGGTTCGCCCGCAGCAGGGAAGCGGCACCGAGGGACGTCAGGGAGATCAGCGTCAGGTCGCCGAGGAACACGCCGGCTGCGGCGCTATACCCCGTACGGATGCCCTTCCGGGCCGCGACCGACAGAACGTAGAGGGAGTTCGGGCCCGGCAGTAGGACGATGACGAGCGCCCCGAGTATGTAGGTTCCGAGGTCTGTGACGCCGAACACGGCGGTTCCTTCCGGCGCGAGGGTGAGGGAGGCCGAATCATCGTAAGCGCAGGTTGAGCCCCATCCAACGGAAAAAAAACAGAGCGCCCCCTGCGCCGGCACGCGGCCGGTACAGGGGGCGCAGTCGTGCCTACGGGGGGTCGAGGTGGCGGGCGGTGCGCTGGTCGACGCGGTCGACGGCGTCGCGCAGCGAGCTGCCGCTGTTGGGGTGCAGCTCGTGCTCGACGGTGGCGAGCTTGCCCTCGATCCGGTCGAGTCGGGCCATGACGCCGGGCTGCTCGTCGGTGCCGGCCCAGTCGTCGACGACTTCCTCGACGCGACGGGCGAGCCGGTGCGCGCCGCGGGCGACGCGCCAGAGCAGGCCGGCGGCACCGGCGATGGCGACGACCGCGCCGCACCACAGCACGAGGGCGTCGAGGTGGTCGACGCCGGTCGTCGCGTTGCTCAACGGTCGGTGTCCTCCTTGGACGGGGTGCGCAGCCACGCGGGCAGCAGCTGCTCGACGACGGGCAGGGCCATGACGCGGGTGACGGCGGTGGCGACGGTGAGCGCCAGGGCGACGCTGGGCACGGTCTGCGGGATGCCGGCGGTGGAGACGAGCAGGGGGAGCGCGGCGAGCAGGCCGAACAGGGTCTGCAGGCCGGTGCGGATGGTGCGGCGGGTGGTCTCGGTCAAGGCAGATCGTTTCCTCTCGGGTGGGGTGATCAGGTGACGGGGGCGGTCCAGGCGGCGGCCCAAGTGGCGGGGCCGATGATCGAGTCGGGGGTGAGGCGCTTTTCGATCTGGAAGGCCCGGGCGGCGGCGGCGGACTTCGGGCCGTAGACGCCGTCGACGTCGAGCTGCCAGCCGCGGGCGCGCATCCGTTCCTGCCAGCGGCGGACGTCGTCGCCCCGCATGTAGGGGGAGCGCAGGGAGATGTACCGGCCGGGCCAGGCGGGAGCGGTCGGGGCCGGCCGGGTGGGCGGGGCGGGCGCGGTCGGGGCGGTGGGGGCGCCGAGCAATTCGGCGGCCCGCGCGATGATCGCGCCGCGCTGCGCCTTGCGGATCTCGCCGGGGCAGTCGGGGTGTCCGCCCCACGCGGAGCCGCCGGCGCCGTGCCAGGTCAGGCCGCGGTCGGTGGTGTTGTCGACGACCTGCAGCGGCCAGCCCCACAGGCGGGCGCCCCAGGCGTAGATCTGCGCGACGCCCTCGATCTGCGCAGGGGTGAGCGGTTCGGACGGGTACCCCTCGGTCTCGACGCTGGCGTACACGCGGTTGCCGGCGGCCTGCGCCCACGCGCGGTCGGAGCCGGTGTCGACGTACTGCTCGATCGAGCCGCTCTTGCTCACCCAGAAGTCGGAACTTGCCTGGCTGGACGACTGGTTGAACCATCCGAACGGGCTGGTGTCGTCGGCCTGTACGTGCAGGACGAGGCCGCGCTGCTCGGTGCGGCCGTTGGGGGTGCGGTTGATGACGGGGCGCCAGGTGGCGCGGTCGAAGCGGGCCAAGGTGATGTTCCTCCGGGCATGCGAAAGCCCCCGGGCCGGTGCGGCACGGGGGCGTGAAGTGGTGGGGCGGGTCAGGTCAGGACTGGACGCCGATGATCGAGCTCGGGCAGACGCGGACGCGGCCGGAGCCGGAGACGCGCCAGGCCCGGATTTCGACTGTGACGTAGTCCATGTAGTTGCCGGGGCACAGCAGCGGGCCGTCGGCGGCGTAGTCCCAACCGCCGTTGGTCTCGTGGACGGAGCCCCAGGGGACGTCGTCGATGTAGATCTGCGCGCGGCCGACGGTCCCGCTGTCGGCCTGCAGATAGAAGGCGGTGAGCAACTTCGGGTGGTGGCGGACGTGGTCGCCGGACCACATGGCCCAGGGACTCCCCTGGTCGGTCCACGTGTACCGCTCAAGGTCGTTGGACGGGTAGAGCGGGGTCTGCAGGTAGGGGCGGGCGAGTCCGCCCGTGTTCCGGTCCTCGGAGAAGATGACGTGCCCGCGTGAGTCCCAGATGTCGAGGCCCTGCGGCACGATGCCGTCGGTCCACATCGACAGGGCGAGCGATCCGTCTTCGCGGCGCAGCAGTAGGCCGTACTGCGGGCTGCCATCGGGGTGGTTGGGCAGGACGTCGCCGATGTGCAGGACGGCGGTTCCGTCGCCGTCCTTGACGGTGAGGGTGCCGCCTTCGCCGATGGTGACCTGTCCGTGCTGGATCTGGTCGAGGGCGGGGCGGGTCTGAGATCGGCCGGTCAGCTCGCGCACTGTGCGTTCGAGGGTGCGGATTCGGTCGAGGAGATCCTGCGGGATGGCTGCCAACTAGCTTGCCTCCAATAGGAGTTTGGCCGACTCGGGTCGGCCGCGTTGGGGTGGGGTGACCGACCATCCGACGATGCGGAATCGGTCGGTCATGCCGTCCGGCCACCACAGGTCGGTGATCCGGACGCGGGCGGTCGCGCCGAGAAGCGCGGGGGTGATCTGGCCGTCGAGTCGCACGGTCAGCTCGGGGACGGTGAGGGGGTGCAGGCGGGCGGCGGCGTCAGCCCGTGCGTGCTCGTCGAGGGTGTCCTGCTGCTCGACGGTGGAGTAGTCGGAGCTGCCGTCGAGGCGCGGCCAACCGGCCGCGACGTCGTCCTCGTCGACAATCAGCTCGGACAGCAGGGGAGTTGACTCGGCGGTCTGGTTGCGGTTGACGGAGCTCCCGCGCGACTGCCAGGTGTTGGCCTGGCCGGTGGCGTCGGTGGGCCAGGTGTAGGAGAGGATCGGTCCGGGGTGGGTGAGCACCACCTCGTGGGCGCCGGCGCGGATGACCGGGCTGCCCATCTGCAGCAGCTTGACCCGCCGGCCGGAGTCAGGGTCGCGGACGGACGCGATCCGCCACTCGAACCCCCGCTCGGTGTGCGCGAGTTGCTCGATCAGGTCGCGGATGATCGGCAGGTCAAACCGGGAGTACTCCCGATCACGGGTGACCCCGGACAGCACCGTGTCGTACTCGATGCCGATGTCGCCGCCGGGCTGCTGTGCGGCGTAGTCGATCAGGTCGCGGACGATGTCGAACTGATCTATCCCGTTGGCGAGTTGGGAGTCGTACAGGATGCGGCGGGCAAGGTAGCTGTCCCAGGTCGCGGCCTGGAGCTGCAGCGCGAGGTATCCGCGGCTGTCGCTGCCAAGGCTGGTGGTCCACAGGATTCCGCCCCACCACAGGTCGGCGCCGCGCTCCACCCACAGGGCGGTGCGGCCGGGCACGAGGGCGTCGCGGGCGCGGGCGGCGAGGCGGCGGTCGGTGATCCGGACGGCGCCCGACAGGGTGCCGGTCCGGCCGAGGAACTCGTCTAGGGAGACGTCCCACAGCGGCAGGACGTCGAGCAGCTGGTCGGAGCGCAGGTCGCAGATCAGGACGCGGTACGGGGTGCGGATGCTCAACTGGCCACCCCCAAAGGCGTGTTAGGTCACGCGGCCTCGTAGGTGATCTGAATGCGCATGTTGGCGCCGTTCGCAGCCCACCCGTAGCCGAGCGAGCCGGGGGTGAACCACCCGAGGTCGCTGCCACGGGTGGCGAAGATCGTTGCGATGCTCGCGGCGCGGTCGACGGTGGGCTGCAGGGCGTGCCACGGGCCCGACCCGTCGACGTGGCGTCCGGCGCCCTGCCAGCCGACGACGGCCGAGCCCGGGTCGGCGGAGGGGAAGGGCAGAGAGACCGTGATGCCGCCGGTGCCCAGCGAGCTGCCGGTGCCCCAGTTGATCCACGCGATGACTTCCACGCGCTTGCCGATCCGGCAGTACCGGCCGCCGACGGTCGAGGCGCCGAGCGCGCTCAGCCCTGCCCAGGTCGGGGTGTAGCCGGTCCAGTTCCCGAACGGCAACCATGCGGTCCCGTTCCAGCGTTCGGGGCCGTAGCTGGAGTCGCGCAACTGCCCGTTGTACGAGCCGGAGGCGAGGGAGCTCGGGGCGATGCCGCCGAGCGCGGCCGGGTAGGGCACCCAGGCCGTTCCTGACCAGCGTTCGATCCGGGCGCCGGTGTCGCGCAGTTGCCCGACGTAGGCGCCGGGGACGGTGGAGGCGTCGGGGCGGACGCCGCCGGCCGCGACGGTGAACACCCGTAGGTCGGTGACGGCGCTTGCCCAGGTGATGCCGCCGTTGCCGGCGGAGATGCCGGCGGGCACTTTCACCTGCCACAGCGGCAGCGAGCACGCCGGGGCGGCGGGCGGCTGCGGGGCCGCGGTCGCCTGGCCGGGCACGATTTCGACCGTCGCCAGGCTCTTGCCGGTCGAGTCGTAGAGGGTGTCGTACACCTTGAGCACGACCAGGTCGTACCGGTCGTACTGCGCGTGGCCGGGGTCGAAGGTGAGGACTTCCGGGGCGGTGACCACCGCGGCGTACGCGCCCTGCGCGGTGGTGCCCTGTACGACGGCGCGGCCGACGTCGAGCTGCGCCTGCATGGCGGCGGTGCCGGTGAGGTTCAGGGGGTTGCCGCCCGGGATGATGCCGGGGGCGGTGGTGAGCGGGCCGGCGGGGGTCATGGTGCCGGTGGGGGCGGCGCGGGTGTCGGCCCGGGTCTGTCCGGCCGGGGGAAGCCAGACGGCGCGCACGGTCACGGCGACACCACCTCCTTACCAGTAGGCGTGTCGCCAGCGCAGGACGGCGCGGGCGGCGGGGTCGATGGGGGTGTCGGGCGCGGCCCGGAACGCGAACTCGCTCACCCCGGGCGGGACGACGAGCAGCTGCTCGGGGGCGCCGGTGGTGGTGTAGAGCCGGGAGGCGCCGGCGAGGGTCACCTCTCCGGTGGCGCCGTCGACGAGCAGCTCGTCGCCGGCGGCGAGCTCGATGTCGTACGACCAGGTGCGGCCGGTGGCGGTGTCGGTGAGGGACGGCCCCGACACGGGCCCGCGGAAGGCGAGCACCGCGGGGGCGGGCGCGTCGCCGGCGTTGGTGACGGTGAGGGTGCCGGCCGATCCGGCGGAGCCGAGATCGAGCGACAGCAGGCTCTCGGTAGCCGGGTCGGCGGTGACGTGCCAGTCGAGGCCGGCCTCGTCCCGGGGCAGGGCTGTCTCGGCGGACTGCTCGTCGAGGGAGTACCGGCGGGGGTCGCTCGCCTCGAACTGCAGCGCGCACCCCGCCACGGTGCCGGTGCGGTAGCCCTTCCCGATCGGGATCGCCTGGCGCAGGCAGCGCGCCCACACCAGCAGCGGCCCGCGCTCGTCGAGCATCACGACGAGCGGCTGCTCGTCCTCGCTCAGCGCGGTGCCCGCCTTCAACTCCCGCATCGCGGCGCCGATCCGGCCGCCGGGCGCCCGGATGGTGAGCTTGTCGACGGTGATCGTCCGCGGCTGCGCCCACAGGTCGCCCGGGTAGGCACCGTGGGCGGACGGCCGCGGTGTGGTGCCGGAGTCGAGGGCCGGCGAGTCCTCCCACCCGGGCAACTCCCGCCACCGGTACGGGGTGCCGGGGCCGAGCAGCAGCTCGCCGAACTGGATGTGACCGGGGGCGGTGACGCGGTCGCCGGCAGGCATGGCTCACCACCCCCGGCCCTTCATCTGCCACGCGAGCGCGGCGGCGGTCTGGTCGGGCGACTGGTCGGGCGCCGCGTGCCAGTTGTCGATCTGCACCAGCGGCCCACCGCCCGCGCCGAACACACCGGCGCCAACCGGGGCCGCAGCCAAGGGGGTTGGGGAGATGCCGAGTGAAGCGGTGATGTCCGGCGGGGTGGGGACGTCCACCAGGTTGCGCATGGTGCGGGTGAGCGCGCCCTGCCCGCTCTCGATCCCGCGGATGATGCCGGCGGGAATCCAGCGGCCAACTGCTTTGGCCATGACGCGACTTGGCGAGTGGATGCCCAGCGCCTTGGCGATCGGGCCGGGGATCAGGTTCTTCGCCCAGCTCATCAGGGTGTCGCGCAGCCACGACCCCATGGACTGGATGCCCGACCACAGGCCGCGCACGACGTCGCGGCCCTTGTCCAGCAGCAGCGAGCCCAGGTTGCCGACACCGTCCGCGATCAGGCCCGGCAGCGAGCGAACGAAGGCGAGCAGGGCGCCCGCCTTCTCCGCCACGCCGGTACGGATCGAATCCCAGTGCTTGATGATCAATCCCGCGAGAGTCCAGTTCAAAAAGAATTGGACGATCCGGCCGGGGATGGAGGAGAAAAAATCAACTACCGCATTCCAGGCGGTTGCCGCACCGGACTTGATCGAATCCCAATGCTTGATCAGCAAGCCAACCAAGGTGAAATTCATGAAGAGGTCGACGAGAAATCCGGCGACTTCCTTGACCTTGGTCCAAATCCAATCCCAGGCTGCGACCGTCGCGGAGCGGATGGTGTCCCAGTTGGCGACGACCAGCGCGACCAGGGCGACGACGGCCGCGATGATCCAGCCCACCGGCCCCATGGCCATGACCCAGGCCGCGGCCATCCGGGCGGCCTGCAGCAGGCTCTGCACGCCCATCAGCACCCAGGCGCCGACGACCCGCGCAGCCGCGCCGACCGCGCCGGCGCCCTGTGCGATCCAACCGGCCAGGATCACCGCGTTGGTGGCCAGGAAGCGGACGCCGCTGGCGACGGCCGCGGCGCTCTGCGCCACCCACGAGGCGACGACGCTGACACCGGTCGTGGTGGCTTGCGCCGCAAGCACGATCAGCGTCGGCAGCATCACCGCAGTGATCACGCCGGCCGCGATCGAGAACGCGAGGGAGTGCTCGCGGACGAATCCGGCGCCGCTCTTGAGCGTGTCGCCGACCCGGCCGACCCACGCGGCGCCCGTCATCAGTGCGGGCACCACTTCGGAGCCGAGCACCTCGACGAGCCCCTGCTGCAGCGACCGCGTGAAGACGCTGAGCTTGGTCGATGCGTTGTCGCGCATCGTGTCGCCGGCCTTCGCCGCGGCCCCGTCGACAGCGCCCAGGGAGGCGACCGCGGCCGACGGGTCCAGCGAGAACAATGCGCCGGACAGGTCCTCGGCCTGCGAGCCCAGCAGAGCGAAGCTCAGCCGCGAACGCTCCGTCGGGTCCTTGACCTGCCGCAGCCGGTCCATGATCTGGTCCAGCGCGGCATTGGCCGCCGGCCCGCCCTTGTTGAAGGCAGCGGCCATCTTGTCCGCATTCAGGCCAAGAGACTTGAGCCCGTCGGCCGCGCTCCCGTCCTTGACCCTGATATTCAGTTCTTTGAAAGCGTCCGCGACGATATCCGCATCGCGGGCACCCGCTTGCAGGCCCTGATGGATAAGGCCCATCGCCTGCGCCCCACCAATTCCCAAATCCCGGAATTGCGTGGGGTACTCGTTGAATGTGTCGAGGAGATCCTCGGCTTTATTGGCGCCGAGCTGCTCGCCGCGTACGAGAATGTCGAACGCCTCGTCGGCGCTTTTGGCCATTCCCGTTTTGAGCATCTGCCCGACCGCGGTCGCGGTCGGGCCGACGTCGTCGCCGAGAATGTCGGCGACCTGCTGCAGCCGCCCGCCGACCTTGGTCAGCTCGGCGGAGGTGGCGTTCGCCGGTACGAGGCCCTGCTGCCACAGGGCTTGAAGATCCTCGTTCGCGGCCTCGACGCTGTCGGTGTAGGCGCCGGCGAACAACGCGCCTGCCGCCTTGCCGAGTTCGGCGGACTGGGCCGAGCTCGCGCCCAGCTTCGCCGCAAGGAGGTCGGTGCCCTTGTCCTGCTCGACGGCCTCGTGCAGACCGGCCATCACCGCTGCGCCGATCGCGCCGCCGATCAGGGCGCCCTTGACCTTGCCGAGCGCGTCGGCGATGCCTCCGCCGGCCTTGTCGGCGCCCTTCTCGGCCTCGTCGGCGATGCCGTCGCCGAGCTCCTGCCCGGCCGCCCGGCCGCCGCGGCGGGCCTCGTCCTCGACGACCTGCGCCGTGCGGCGCACGCCCTGCTCGGTGCGGCGCAGGCCCTGCTCGGCGCCGGAGTCATCGACGTCGATGACGGCGAGCAGCTCGCCGACGGTGAGCGCCAAGGCTGCTCACCCCCCTTGCCGAGCGCAACCTGCGCCGGATGACTCGGACCGGGGAAACCGTGGTGTTCGGCTTGATGCAGCTCGCTACGTTCCGGCAGGTAGGCCGGTGATCGCGGCGATGTCCGCGGGGTCATCGACCACGCGGGGAGTGCGGCTCCACAGGTCGCGGAACCGGGAGTGCTCGTCGAGCCCGCCGAGCAACGTCACGAACCGGCGCTCGGTCAGGCCGGCGATCTGCTCGGCGCTCAGGTGGTAGGTGCGGGCGAGGTCGGACTCGACCGCCGCCCAGTGCGTCAGGACGGCCGACCAGAAGCCGCCCGGCCCTTCTTCTTCGGCTTCTTCCGGCGCGCCGCCCGGTTCGGCGCCGGCGCCGGAGCGGCTTTTCCCCGGGCCTTCGCCGCGGACTGCTCGTCGTACAGGGCGGCTGCCCGCTGCATGGAGACGGAGCCGGGGGAGCGGACGTTCGCGGCCGACCAGATCAGCACGATGCCGAACTCACGGTCGTCCATGCCGTTCTCCGCCCAGTGGTCGAGGGCGTCCTCGCCGACCAGGGTCCGCAGGATCATGCGGACGTCGTCGGGGTTCTCGGAGTGCTGCAGCCGCTCCATCTGCAGAGAGAACAGCAGCGGCATGGACTTGGGCAGCCGGTAGGTACGCCCGTACAGGCGCAGCGGCACGCCGCCGCTCCCGCTCTGGCGCTGCTCGGCGAAGAACGCATCGAAGTCCGCGACGTCGACGGAGACGCCGGCGAAGTGGTCGACCTGGTCGAGGTCGAGATCGTCGTCGAGGCTCACGCGCCACCCCCGCCCGCCGCGACCGGCGCCGTGCCGGGCTTGCCGCACCGGGTGATGGTGGCCGACCAACTCGTCTTCTCGTTGGTCCCGCCGCCCTGCTCGCCCGGGGTCACAGTGGCGTCCCACAGCACCCACGTGGTCTGGCTCTTGTGGCGCCAGCGCACCGGGTTGTGGGAGTCGGCACCCAGCCGGTTCGCCCACTCGCCGTCGATGTACGCCTGGCCGGCGTCCTGCTGGCCGGTCTTGTCGGCCGCGAACTTGGACTCCAGGGCGATGGTCGCGCCGCGCTGCATGACGTCCTGCGAGTAGTAGCCGTCGTCGTCGAACGCGGTGATGTCCTCGGTTTCCTCGTTCTCACCGGGGTTGTGAGTGAACGAGTTCAGCAGCCGGATCGGCAGCCACGTCTCGGGTTCGGCTGTGATGTCCTGCACCTCGAAGATCCACCCGCGGGCGTCGATCGGCCGGGGTGCGGTGGAGGTGGGCATAGGTCACCTCCTAGAAAGGTCGGGGGTTGGTGGCCTCGATGTCGAGGCGGAGGTTCACGACGTGCTCGTGCCGGCCGGCAGAGTCGACGCCGAGCGGGTACGGGGTCTGCTGCGCGATGCACAGCACCAGCCAGAGCCCGCCGGGGAGTTCGACGCCGGCGAGCCCGTGCAGGGCGGAGAAGATCGCTTCCGCGCGGGTGCGGGAGATACGGGGGTCGGCAGTGCCGCGCACCCGCACCTGCAGCGACCGCTCGTCCCACCCGTTCAGCGGGTCCGGCTCGCCGGCACCGTAGAGGGTGAGCTGCACCGCGCGGTCGGGTGCGGTCGGCATCGTCTCGGCGAAGCAGTCGCCGGCCGCGCCGGTCGGGTCGTAGACGAGCAGGCCGGCGGCGTGCAGATATCGGGCGAGTCCGTCGAGAGGGTCAGTGATGGGGGCACCTCCGCGGTGGCGTGCTGGCAAGCGAGGTCGCCTACCGGCTGGCTGCGGGCTATCTTCGGAGGCCCAACCCGTAGAAAGCGATGGACAGATGAGCTCTGGGAGCTTTGAGCAGTTGGAGGCCGACTACCGCGCGGCGCTGGATCGGACCAGCAAGGCGCACTCGGCCGTCGAGGCGTTGCGCGGGAGCGTCGAACCGCTTGGAGTGGGCCAGCCCCCGGAGATCTCGGCTGCGCTGCGGGCTGCGGAAGGTGAGGCCCAGCAGGCGTGGAATGCGTACATTCCGGTGCGGGATCGCTACTGGGCTACGCGATGGGGTCACGAGGGCAACCCGCCCAAGAAGTAGCTACCGCAAGACGCGCCGCACTGCGGCAGCGATGATCTGTTCGACCGTCCCGGACTCTTCGGACAAGGGGCGTTCGAGGTACTTCGCGCTGCGGCCGGGGTCGTGTCGGGCGGTCATGTCCTCGTGGACGCGCACGGCGTAGGGGGTGTCGTAGGAAACGGCGGCGGTCAGCTGCTGCTCGTCGACGGACGCGACGCCCGAGCGTTCGAGGGTGCCCTCTTCGATCGGCACCAGCTGCCGGGAACGCTGCAGGACGTGCTCGGCCGCGGCGAGCAACCCCCGGGCGGCGCCCGCCCGTTCGGCGCGCAGGACGACGTCGCCGGTCCAGGTGACGCGGGATCGCTGCGGACTCACTCGGCGCTCACCTCCCGGTGTGCGGGCACGGGCAGGCCCGGGGCGTCGACGGTGGCGATGCTGATCGGGACCGTTGTGCGGCCCGACGGCAGGGTGATGCGGGAGCCGGCGGGCACGTCGGTGTCGAGGTCGAGCAGCAGCTGCGCCGAGCTGACGACCTGCCGCCCGTCCGGGGCCCGTACGAGGCGGATCGTTTCCGAGACCAGCGCGGGCACGTCCTCGTCGGGCGGGTCGTACAGCGGCCCGTACGCCGAGTCACCCCGGTACCGCTCGATGGTGATCCGGTGGCGCAGCAGCCACGCCGGTATGCGGGTCACCACTCGTGCACCCCGTGCCCGGTCAGGCCGGCCCGCTGCAGCTCGCGCAGCGCGCGGGGCGCCAGGTCGAGCGCGGTCGGCAACGAGCTGTTCGCCGACAGGCTGACCGATCCGGCGGAGACGGATAACCAGCGGGCCGATGCGCCGGTGCCGTCCTCGCCCGCGGCGAGCAGGTACTCGACCTGCGCGCACGCGGCGTCGGCGAGGGCCTGCGCGTGCGCGGGGTCGGCGGGGGCGCCGGTGGAGGTGACGGGGTAGCAGGCGGTCAGCAGCGCGTCGTCGATGTCGGCGGACGCGCGGGCGAGCAGCCGCTCGGCGTCGGCCGGGGCGGGCTTGCCGGTGTAGGCGGCGAGCTGCTCGGGGGTGGCGTAGGTGCCCACGGCCACCCCCTTCTACTTCGTGCCGGTGCCGCGCCCCTTGGCCGGGGCGGGCGGGGCAGTGGCGGCCGGGTCGTCGAGCTGCTCGACGGTGTAGCCGTGCCGCTGGAAGTACAGCCGGGCGCCGGCGGACAGCTCGTCGACGGTGGCGTGCCCGTCGGCGAAGTGGACGCCGGCGACGGACCGGTGTTCCCCGCTGGTCGGGGACGTGATCGCGTAGGCCATCAGCGCACCTTGACGTTGCGCAGGACGGCCGCGGCCCGGGTCGCCTTGAGCACGACCGCGACCGGGCCGAGCTCGACCTCGCCGACCTTGACGGCGCCCGCGGAGTCGAAGTTGGGCAGCCACTGCCGCACGAGGGCGTTACCGGTGGTCGACACCCCGTGGAAGCCGTCGACGTCCAGGCGCACCGCGTACAGGTCCGACAGGCCGGTGATCTGCCCACCGGCGCCGGCGCCGTCGACGTCGCGGGACTCGATCGGGATCACGGGGTCGGCGCTGCCCGACTTCGCGCCCAGGTCGACCAGGGCAATGCCGTTGTACGACTCGATCGTCTGACCGAACGAGTTCTCGGCGCGGGTGTAGTAGCCAGCGCGGCGCGCCAGGCTGCGAATCCGCGCGATCAGCTGGGCGTTTCCGAGCAGCGCGCTCGGGGTGCCGTCGAGCAGCGACAGGAACTCGTCGAGCAGGTCGAGGGCGTCGTTCGCCTTGCCGCTGTCGGAGCCGAGCGCGGCGCCAGTCCAGTTGACGGAGGTGCCGGCGCCCATCTCGGTAGAGGAACCGGCGAGCGCGATGTCGAGCCCGTCGAACCCTTCCTCGTCGCCGGGGGTGGTGACGCGCTGGCCGTTGATGACCTGGTCGGAGAAGAACGCCGAAGCGCTCTTGACCTTCTGCGTCATCTGGAACGCGACTTCGTTGGACGCGGCCGGGCCCAGGTTGGCGAGCGTGCGGTCGATCTCGAACGCACCGCCCAGCGGGGCCAGGTCGACCGAGTACCGCTGACGCTTGGCAGCGGTCTTCGGGTACTCGAAATTGATCTTGCGGAAGCTCGCCGGCTGCTCGGTGATGACGCGGGTGTAGTTGTAGGTCAGCGTCGCGCCGCCACCGGCCGGGTTCACGGCGGTGTCGAACTTGAGATTGTCCAGCAGCCACGAGGACTTCCGGAACTCGTCGATCACCTTCAAGTCGACGGCGTCCGTGGTGTTCAGCTGCGCGTCAGCCAGGGTGATTGCCATGGGGTGTACCTCCTTCGTGGTCAGCCGCTGAACTGGGCGGCGATGGCGTCCGCGAGCGTGGCGGGCTGGGGGGTGGTCTGGGGGGAGCCGCGGAACTCGCCACCGGAGCGGGCCGGGCGAACGAGGGCGGCGCGGTACAGGTCGGGGTCGGCGTCGACCGCGGCGGTGATCGCGGCGCTCAGCTGGTCGGCGAACTGGTCGCCGTCCGGGTCGAGCTTGGCGAGCGTGGCGGCGAACGCCCGGCTGTTGAGCAGCCGGTCGGGGCGGGCGCCGGCGTCGGTGGCGGCCTGGTGGGCGGCGAGCTCGACGCGCGCGGCGCGCAGCTGCTCGCCCTGGTCGGCGAGCTGCCGGTCGCGGTCGGCCACCGCGGCGGCGAGCTGCACCGGGTCGGCGGCGGCGGGGCCGGCGTCCGGGTTGATCGCCCGTTGGATGGCGTCGAGGGCGGCCTGCAGCTGGTCGCGCTGCTCGGTCGCCTCCGTGGCCTGACGCTGCGCGTCGGCGAGCTGCTCGGCGGTCGGGCCGGCCGGGGCGGGCGCCGGCGGAGCGGCGGGCGGAGACGGGGGAGCGGCGGGCGCCGGGGAGGTGGGGTCGGTGGCGGCCGGGGCGGGCGGCCCGCCGTCGCCGCTGCCGCCCAGGACGGGCCAGATCGGGCGTCCGTCGCGGCGCAGGCCGACGGCGCGCAGGCCGGTGCGGGGGTGAACGGGCAGTGCGGGCATGGGTGCTGAACCCTTCCGTTTCGGGGATGCGAGCATGCGAAAGGGGGCCCGTCCAGCGGACCCAATGAACTAGTGACGCTCAGTCAAGTGCCTGGCTAAAATGGGCTCGGGACCAGAACACCCCTTCCCGCCGAAGCGTCCCCGGCGGACCGCTGTGTCGCTCAGCGGTGGCGAAGTTCGCCCTTTCTCCCTTCACAGGGGGGAAGGGGCAAGCTGAGCTGGAGTTGATACTCATGGTTGATGACCTCGACGCCGTCCAGGTCATTTACTACCTCGTGCGTCTGGCGTTCGAGTGCATGCGCTATCGGACGCTCAAGCTGACCTCGAAGCGATCACAGTCGGGGACGGAGGCCCGCGAGGATAAGAAGTAGTTGCGCAGGGGCCCAGCGGTTGCCGGGCCCCTGCGGCTGTCAGCTCTCGTCGCTGATCAGTGCGGGGTCGCTGCCCTGCCGGTAGCCGCGCAGCCACGCGGTACGCAGCAGGTCGTCGCGGCCGTACGGGCAGGCGGTGACGCTCTGGCCACCGCGGGCGGCCTGCTGGCCTGCCTGCGTGGCGTTGACGGCGTCCTCACGGAAGCCCACGGCGTCCCCCTCAGAACTTGTTGTGCCGGTCGCTCTTGGCCTTGCGGGCGGTGTCCGCCGCGGCGCTGCGAATGCCGGTCAGCTGTTCACTGTACTCGGCGAGCGTCAACCGCGGTGCCACTTCTGACCAGTAGCGTTTGAGTTCCTCGGACGCCCGTGCGTACGCGATGTGCGCTGGCCCGGAGAACAGCGATCGGGCGTCGACGCCGTCGTGCTCGGCCTTGCGGGTGAGCAGGTAGCCGCGGCACCACTCCTCGGCGTCGAGCCACTGCCGGTAGACGTGGTCGGCGTACTGCTCCCGGATCTGCTCGCGGGTGTACGCGGCCCGGTTGACCTGCTCGAACGCCTCACGTTCGGCGAGCCACCGCTCGGCGGCGCTCAGCCCTGCGTACGGGTCTTCCGGGGTGTCCGCGTACAGGTGCGACCAGTCGTCCGGGCCGGGCACCGGGCGCAGCGCCTCGTCGAGGGCCGCCTCGTCGGCGAGCTGCGCCTCGATGCCGCGGCCGGCGTGCGCGGCCGGTGCCTCGACGGGGTAGCGGCGGTCGAGCTCGGCGGCGAGCCGCACGGCCTCGTCGGGACGGGCGTAGCGCACGGCCCAGCCGAGTACCTCGTCGCCGACCGCCGACAGGTCCGCCAGCAGCCGCCCGCCAGGGAACGTGGCGGCGAGCAGCTGCCGGCGGTCCGCTTCGGCGGCGAGCTGGGCGAGCTCGTCGCCGGCGGCGTGCCGGGCCCGCTCGGCGAGCTGCTGCTCGGACATGCCGATCAGGTCGCGGCGGGCGCCGGGCAGCGCGGCGTCGACGTCGCGGCGGTCCATCTCGGCCGCCACGCGCAACACCCCCTCGTCGTCGAGCAGCGGGAGAGCGCGGGCGAGCTCGTCGTCGCCGAACCCGGTCAGGTCCGCAACGACCCGACCGCCGCCGGGGCGGACGCGGTCGAGCAGCTGCTGCTCGTCGCGCCGGTTCGCCTCCGCCTCGATCCGGGCGCGGTCGCGTGCGTCGAGACTGCCGTGCCGGATCGCGGCGCCGAGCTGCTCGTCGCTCATCTCGCGCGGGGCGAGGTGGTCGCCGGCCCGCACCTTCGCGGCCTCGACCGCATCCGGCGCCATCGGCCCGCGGGCCTCCGGCAGGTTGCCGGCCCCGGGCTGCTCCCGGTAGCGCAGCCGCTTCAAGTTCGGGTGCTGGGCGAGGTGGTCGCGCATCCGGCCCTGCCACTCCCGCACCCGCTGCTCGGCCACCTTCTTGCCTTCGGGGGTGGGGGACGCGGCGGCCCTCGCCTTGTACTTGCGGATCTGCCGTTCGATCGCGCGCTGCCGCTGGCCGGCCTCGTACTCCGTGCCGTCCGAGCGCATCGGCGGGACGATGGACGTCACGCCCGGGGTGTAAGCACTCAGCGAGTGACGGCAGTTGGGGTGCTGCAGGCCGCTGCGGCGGGCCTCGTCGACGCTGCCCGCGACCCACACGCGCAGCATGCGGCCGTCGACGGTGGCGTGCTCGACCTCGACCTCGCGGCGCCCGTCCGGCCCGTCGAGGGAGAGGAGTTTGCCCTCCCAGGGCTTGCACAGCGGGCACTCGCGCGGGGCGTTGGAGACGATGACCAGGTCGACGCCGGCCGCGCGCAGCCGGTCGCCCTGAGCTTCAACTGCCGCACGGCCGACGGAGGTTCGTACCGCCATCTCGACGTACGACGTCACGCGCCAGGGCCGGCCGGAGCGGTCGACGAACGAGCGCACGCCGCGGTCGGCGAACCGCTCCATGGCCCGTTGGCTGGCCTGCCTGCGGGTGTCGATGCCCAGTAGCGGGGTCGCGCTGATCTCGGAGATGACCTGTCGGTATCCGTCCTCGACGCCGCGCAGAATGCCGCGGTGGGCGGCGGTCACCAACTCGACTGTCTCGGCGGCGAGCCGGTCGACGGCGCGGCCGGCTGGGGTCGACTCCGCGATGCGGGCGGCGTCGACGTCCGCCAAGGCGCCGAGCTCGGCGAGCCCCATGCGGGCGCCGCGGTTGTACGCCTCCGCGACCACGTCGTGTACCTCGGTGGTCATGGCGGTACCGAGCGCGTCGACGACCGCCTGCGCCGCGCGGCGCAGCGGCTGCACGTCCGCCAACTTGGCCACCGCCCACCCCGGGGCCTCGTACCCGGCGGTGAGCTGCCGGGCGACGATGCCGAGCAGCCGCTGTTCGGCGTCCTCGTACAGGGCCCGGACGCGCTCGGACAGGTCTTCGGCCATCCATGGGGAGACGGGCACAGGCCGCACCTCCTGATACCACGTCGACTGCTTGCGTCGCTAATCACTTGCGACCATGTGACCGACTTCATGCAAGATGCAGAAGTGTGGCTCGCGCCGAGCCAGACGATCAGGGAGTGATTACATGACAGCAGAAGCGAGCATGCCGGCATGGCAGGGGCGGAAGTGGCAGCTCTTGACGCAAGAGGCCAGCCTTTCGGCGCAGTCCATTGGAATCGGCCTCTCTTACCTCAGGAAGGCAAATAGCGACCATCCCGGCCTTTATTATGGTGGATTCTTCAACTATTCGATCGGTCTTGAGCGTCTAATGAAGCTGACGCTTCTGGTTGACGAGAGGATTCGGGAGGGAAAGTTTCCCGAGTCGACGGATTTCAAGAAAGCCTACGGGCATGACCTGGCCAAGCTGCTGTTGGCGATTCATCGCGTTCGACAGGATGTCGACCCGGTGGATTTGAGGTGGGAATATCCGGCGGGCCCTCTTGCTGGCATAGCCATTGATAACCTTGCCGATTTCGCCAAGTTCGACCGGTACCACGGGCTCGATACTCTCACCGCAGCTCCAAAGGTTAAAGACATCGACCCTATCGCCAGATGGTACAAGGAGGTCGGTGGGCCGATCCTGCAAGGGCGTCCAGTGCGATACTTGGAAGTCGACTCTGCAAGGGTGGAATTTCTTAATGTGGCCATCGGAAGTGCTGCGATTATGCGGGGGGTTGGTGAGGATGGATCGGTGGTGGAGACGATAGGGGGTGCATATCTGAAATCTAGGGATTCCGAGTATATTGCAAAGCATGGCACCTTTCTCTGTGCCGCCATCGCGCGCTATGTTGCAGACGTTCTTTTGGCTCTATTTTGGAAGGGGTGTGCGGCTGGCGTCGATGAGCTTCCCGTATTCTCTGAATTCTTTGCTCAGTTGATGAATTCGGATTCGACGCTCAAGGGGAGGAAGTCCTTCTATATTAGATGAGGAATTGGGCTGAGATCGGGGACGGTCTGCCCGGTCTCGGCGTGGATGCGCTGGACCTCGGTCGCGACGGCGTCGTCGTCCCAGTCCGGATGGACGCGGCGCACCTTGGTCTCGGTCGAGATCGCCTGAGCCTGCGCCAGCAGCGACAGCGTCTGCGCGGTCGAGGCGGGGTCTTCTGCGACGGCCGGCCCGAACAGGACTGTCGGCCGCTCCGGGGTGAGGGTGGAGAAGCCGAGCGCCCGGTCGAGCTGCAGCATGGCCTCGACGATGTCCGCCAACGCCGGTGCGGCGTAACGGGTCTTGGCTCGCCGGGTCACCATGCTGTCGTGCTCGCGGGCCTCGACTTCCGTTGCGGTCGCGGCCGGCCCGCCGTCGAGTCCGAAGGTCTGCGGGCTGTACCCGCCGGCCTCGACGATTTGCCGCACGAGCGCGTCGGCGGTCGACTTGTGCTCCTCGACGCGGATGGCGAACTGGTTCATGGTGATGCCCGCGCCGGCCTCGGTCGGCGGGATGTCGAGGCTCGACCAGACTTCTTGGTCCTCGTCGAATCCGGCGCCCATCCCGGGGCCGCGGTCGCGTAGGTAGCCCTTGGGCACGATCAGCCGGGCGCGGGCGAGCCTGATGTCGCGCATCCAGCTCGACCACGTCTCGTCGAGGGCGTCGCACAGGTCCCGGGCCGGGCCCTGCAGGTCCGAGCGGCCCAGGGGCGAGCCGCGGAAGGTCCGGTTCGGCCCGATGTTGGGCATGTAGGCGGCGGTCAGCAGCGGAATGCCGGTCTCGATCGCGCCGGACGGCCCGAGGGAGTCGACCACGGCGGCCGTGCTCGGGTGCTCGGTGAGCGGCACCGTCCGGCCCAAGTTGTCGCCGGTGCCCAGGTACAGGCCGTGCTCGATCCGGCCGCGCTCGTGCCGCTCCAAGCGGCGCAGCACGGTTGCGCCGGAGCGGTCGAGTTCCTGCCAGAACGTCACGGCGGTCATGTGGCCGTACCTGAACTCCGGCAGCGCGCAGTCGGCGTGCACGTGGGTGAGCAGTGGGCGGGGGCCGATTTCGGCGTCCCACGCGGTGACCAGGTACACCCCGCCGAGCGCGGCGGACACTTCGGCAGCCTCCAGCAGCAGGCGCGCGGCCCGGTCGCCGGTGAGCTCGTCGAGTCGGTCCTGCAGCGCAGTGTCGGACACCGTCAGCCGCGGCGGTTCGGAGAACAGCAGCGCGGCGGACTTCCGGGCGACGTCGGCCGGCATCGGGATGTGCAGCCGCTGCTCGCGCAGGCCCGGAGCGGGGGCGCGCCCGCGGCCCCACAGGCGGCGCTGGCCGTCGGCGCGGTGCTCGGCGGCGCCCTGGTGGACGGCGGCGAGCTTGCGCCGGTCGCCGGAGTACCACGCGGCGTCGATGGCCATGTCGGCGAGCTCGGGCGCCCACTGCCGGGGCGGCCACGGTGCGCTGTTGTCAGGCAGGGGCACTGTTCACCTCCTGCAGCAGGTCGGGCACCAGGTGCCGCCACTCGGCGGCGGTGGAGTGGACGACGTACCGCAGCGCGTCGGCCGAGTGGTCGTCCCGCTTGATCGGCTTGTCCTCGCCGGCCGCGGCGGCGCTCGCATCCCAGGAGTAGCCGGGGAGTTCGCCGAGCAGCCCCTCGCACGAGCGGTGAACGCGCAGCAGGCCGCAGTCGAGGACGGTCGACGTCGAGCGGATGCCGTCGAGGACGTCGTTCCGGGCCCGCGCCGTGCCGGGGTGCCCGTCCTCCCAGAGCTGGGCGAGGAACGAGGCGGCGCTCGGGTCGACGAACGTCCACTCCGGTTCGACGTCGAGTGCGTCCAGCCAGCCGCGCAGGGCGGCGCTGTACTGCGCATCGGTCATCTGCCGACGCCGGGTGCGGGAGTCGTAGCGCCACTCCGCGCAGGCGTAGAGCCGGTCGTCGTCGCCGAGCCCCAGCAGGACGGCGGCGAACGGGTTCGTGGTGCCGTAGTCCACGGCGAGCCAGTGCCGCACGATGGGCGGCAGGTCGTCAACGACGTGCTGCTGCTCGTCCCACATGTCGTAGATCGCGCCCTCAGCGACGACCCACGCACCGTCGACCATCCGGCGCCGCCACAGGCCGACGTACTCGGCACGCAGCGAAGCGACGTACGCTGGCGCCAAGGACGGGTTGTCGGCGAGCGCGAAGTGCCAGGATTTCAGGTCGAGTTGGTCCTCACGGTCGAGGTAACCGACCTTGAGCCAGTGGCGCGGGCTGTCCGGGTTCGTCGTCCCCAGCAGCTTCGCCCCGGGGACGGACAGGCGGGCGAGCAACTGCACCCAGAACGCTTCGGGGAGCAGGGTCGCCTCGTCGACGTAGGCCAGGCACGCGGTCAGGCCGCGCAGGCGGCCCTCAGCCCGGGCGTCCGCGGCGCCGATCAGGTGCACGGTGCGGCCCAGCACCACCGCGGTGGTGGCACCGCGGGTGTGCCGGACCTGCGCCACTACCGGTCCGAACAGAGCGGGGTCGGTGAGGGGTTCGAGCACGTTGCGCTCGATCGTCTGCAGGCTGCGCCCGACGATGACGATCAGCCCGGACGACGGCGCCTCCGCCACGGCCAGCAGGAAGGCCAGCAACGAGGCCACCGTCTTTCCGCTGCGCACCGCGCCGTGCCACAGGTTGATCCGGGCCTGCGCCTGCGCCACCGACCGGAGCTGCTTGCGCGACAGAGGAAGGGAGTTGAGCAAGGCTCACCCCCCGTCGACCGCCCCCTCGGGCTCGTCGGCAAACGCCGCGCGCAGCCCCTTCGCAAGGTCGGTCAGCATGCTGCGCACCTCGTGCCCCGACGTTCCGGCGTCGATCTCGGCGAGCCGGGCCGCGCTGGTCAGGTACCCGCCGATGGCCTGCGAGTGGTGCCGCTCGTCCTGCGCCGGCGGGTGATCGCTGATCACCTCGACCGTGTCGCCGGTCGGCAGCAGCTCGACCCGCACGTACTCGGTCGCCTCGACCCGGTCGAGGTTCGCCGCGGCCCGCCGGTACAGACGGGCCGTCAGGTCACGGCGGAGCGCGGCGAGGTCTTCCTGCCGCGCCGCGGTCGCCGACGCCACCCGTGCGCCGCCGGTGAACGGCAGGCCCAGATCAGCTGCGATCTTCGACACGGTCGAGCTGCTCCGGCCGATCGCGGCGGCGATCTGGTTCCGGCTCCGGCCCGCCGCATGCAGGCGGCGGACCTCGTCGCGGTCATCGTCGCCGATGAGCTTGTTCAACGGGTTGCCACCTCCATCGCAGAAGTCGGGCCTTGTGGCCGCTGCTTGGTCCAGCATGGTGCGCATGGAGATAGCAAGGCTGGTTCTCGACTACCTGCGGGTGCTTCTGTGGCCTCTGGTGGTCTTGCTTGGGGTCTGGATCGTCAGGAGGCAGATTCCTGAGATAGCGTCACGCGTGACGCGGCTGGAGACACCTGTTGGCACGGTGGAACTAGAAGCGCGAAAGGTGAACGAGGCGGCTGAGGCAGTCGCTCAACAGTCACTAGTGGTGCCGGAGCCACTTCCTGAGCCGGCGCCGATTACTGCCGAGCAACTGCTGACAGAGGCAAGGGACTTGGTAGGACCCTCACCCGATGCGGCCGTGCTGATCGCGTGGCGAGCGGTAGACCAGCGATTCCAGCAGCTGATGCGTGAGATTCATGGCTCTGACGTGCGCTACGTGAACCCGCGCAAGGCACTAGATGACTTGGTGCCACTTGGAATGAGCGCTGACGCCGCAGCTCTCCTTCCCCAACTCGCGAGTGTCCGGGCGAAGGTGGCACACGAGGCGACCAGTCTCACGCCGGCGACAGCGTTGGGGTACATCGAATCCTGCGAGATCATTCTGCAGCAACTCAATGGCCTGGACCTTCCTGGCGACAGGACCGCATAGCTGCAACGCGAATCGGCCCGTCACCGGAGGAAGGTGATGGGCCGTAGGTCTGGAGGGAGTTCCGGGCACGCCGGAAGCACCTCCAACTATAGGTCACGAAGTGGTAACGAGACAACCCTCGGGGCCTGAGCCGTTCGTGTGAACTTTGGCTTGCTTTGGACGTCGCGCTGGTCACGCAGTGGGGCATGTTGGACATTTCTGGCATGGGAGAAGGTCTCTGTGCCGGCGCGAGGCGACGTTGGCGGTCGAGGGTCAACTATCCGATGTTGTACTGGCTCACAACCAAGGGGCCCCTCGTCTCCCTCGGTGTGTGTTTGGTCGTGCTCGGCGTCACGTGGAAGCTGACATCTTTCGTTCAAACGTTCGAGTCGGCTCTCGGCTTCGCCACACCGTTTGCGGCCTGTGGGTGGCGTGTCATCTTCCTCTGCGCCGCAGCGGTGATCGGCTGGGGGATCATTCCTGCTTTCATCGGCGCCGTGGCTGGAATCGCGGCCACTCAGAAGCTCTCCAATCTGTACAACCAGGACAAGGTGGATCTCTAGATGACCCGCCGACGAGCGATCATCCCCCTGCTTTCTGATCTTGAGAACCAAGGTGCGCAGCGCCAGAGAAAGATCGTGCAGCGCTTCCGCGCATGTCACCGCACCTTTGCTCGCGACCGGAGTCAAGATCACTTTGAAAAGCTCTTCCAGAACTTCCGCTGTAGTTCGCCAGTTCCGTCCCTGCCTAGGCCTGAGTGGGAAGCACTGAAGGCATCCCTTAAGTACATGCACAGAGTCCACAAGGCAGGCGGCAAGTGCTGCCTGTTTTGTCCCTAGGCGTAGGGGAAGATGCAACATAGCGTTTGGAGCGTGAGCAAAGTGAGGCGTGGCAAGAGGGGCGATCCGCCCACGCTGGCACAGACGACGCGTAGGCTTCTTGCGCGTTCGTTTCCCGGGGCATGTCCAGAACAGCTTGACCAGGCAGCAGCGCTGCTCGCGGACGACATCAGGCGTGGCTTCGAAGATGGTCCAGAGGAGCCTGAGCGGGACGACCTCACTGGTGAAGAACGAGACCGAGTGGCGAAGCTGAGGCACATTCTCGGAACAGAGCAGTCCTCGCCCGAGGTCGGGAAGTAGTCCGGCGCGACGTGGCGACTTCCCCGGCCGGCAGCCGGGCCCAAGCAATGCGCCTGGGCCCCGGTTGGTGGCCACTTTCGGCTCGCTCACGCCGCACGGCCTGCGGCGGGCGGGTTGTCGAGGTCCGCGAGCAGCGCGACGAGTTCGGCGCCTTGCCACGTGCGTCGCTTGTTCTCGTTGGTGTCGGTGGGGGCGGGGCAGGTCGGTCCGGTGGCGCAGGTGACCTGTGGGGTGTGGTCGGGGTCGGTGTGCAGGGTGAGCTCGCCCGCGCACCACGGGCACGGCCGGCCGATGGCGGTCGAGCGGGCGTCGAGCTGCAGGGCGGCGAGCAGGAAGCGCTCGCACTGCCCGGCCACCCGCACGGCCTCGTGCCGCAGGTGCTCAGGCAGCACGCCGAACAGAGCGGGCCCGCGGCTGTAGGCGCCGGCGTGCTGCTCCGGGTCGGTGTCCTCGTCGAGCAGCCGGCCCTCGACCCACACCGCGGCCCAGTGCAGGCCGTGCCGGCGGCTGCCCGGGTCGGTGAGGCTGCGGAAGGTCCAGCGGCGCGGGTCGTCGGCGTCGACCTCGTCGAGGGTGCGGCCGGCGGGCCGGCCCGGGGCGGCGGTGCGGCGGGCCCCGATGGGGCGCTGCACGGCGGCAGCGAGCGTGTCCGCCAGGTCGAACAGCAGCGTCTCGACGCGCACGGCGGCGTCGAGCGCGTCGAGGTTCGCCGGCGCGGGGTGCTGGCGCAGGGTGAGCGGCACCCGGTCGGCGACGAGCAGCTCGACCTCGTCGGCGGCCTGCCGGGCGAGGTGGGTGGACAGCTGGGCGGGTGGCCACTCCGGGGTGGGCGGGGTCTCGATGGCGACGAGCAGCGCGCCCCAGGAATTGCGCACGGTGCGCAGCTGCTCGACCGCTCGGCGGACGCGGGCGGAAGGGTGCACGGTTGCTCTCCAAAGTCCTTGTGCGGATGGTGAGTTGGTGGCCCGAGCGCCCCTCTGTCGAGGTACGGGGGCGCCCGGGCCGGTCTCAGGGGGCCGGAACCGATGTGGTGTTGGCGGTGTTCACCACCACGTCCGCCAGGTGTCGGCGGGTGACGGGGTCGAGGCGGGCGGCGGCGCGGGCGACGGTCCAGCCGTCGAGCAGCTGCGCGGCGAGCAGCTGCTCGTACTGCTGCGGGTCGGTCGGGACCTGCTCGGCGCGCACGCGGGCGAGCTCGGCCTCGACGGCGCGCCCGTGCTGCGCCCGCACCAGCGCCCGCCGTAGCGCCCGAAGTCGCTGGGCGGCAGTGCGCCTGAGCCGCATGTGTAGGTCGCTCCACTGCTCGCACCACCGGCGGTAGCGGTCCATGTCGCGGACGGCCTCGCGCAGCAGGTCGGCCTCGATGGGCAGCAGCGGGCCGCGCTCGGCCTGTGCGACCAGGAACAGCAGGGCCTCGACGTCCGGCCGGGTGCCGGGGGTGGGGGCGCTCACTGGGCGTCCCGCGGGTCGAGGACGTACTCGACGACGAGCGCGCCCGCGGCGTCGACCGTCACGGCGGCGTCGGCGGCCGGGCGGCTCGCGGCGCGCAGCTCGGCGCGCACGGTGTCGAGCGTCTCGGCCACGACGTGAAGGGGGGACGGTGCGGGCAGGACCCGCGCGGCGCGGGTCTCGTGCACGAGCACGCGAGGGGGGAGGGACACGGGGTGTGACCTTTCGGAAGGGTGGGCGCGGACACCCGCGCGCATGGGGGGCGCATCGACCGGTCGCGGCGTGGAAATCAACGAATTCCCTTACCGCGAGCGACAGTTCGGGCTCGCGGGTTGCCCCCGTCGCGGGGCACGGGAGGCTGCACCATGACGGCCGCGACGGCGTCGAGCTGGCGCTCGCGCTCGGCGGCCTGCCGGCGGTCGGCCTGCTCGGCGAGCCGCTCGGCCTCGACCTGCCGGGCGGTCTCAACGAGGGACTGCTCGGCGGCGCGGCGCCCCCGGAGGATCGCGGGCCCGTCGAGGCGCTGCAGCAGGCGCCACGCGCCCCCGCCGCGGTGTTCCTCGATCAGGACGACCGCGCCAGCGTCGGCGAGCTGCCGGGCGACGCGCAGGCAGCGGCGCCGGTCGGGCGAGCTGAACAGCACCGGCCGGGGGCCGGCCGGCCACGTCGCGGTGATCCGGTGGTCCCGCTGGTTGCCGGTGTCGCGGGGGCGGTTGCTGCGGCGGTAGGCGCTCATGCGGCACGCTCCGCACCCGCGGCGCGCTCGGCCGCCTCGATCCGGCACGGGTGGGCGGTGGTGCGCCGGTGCCAAGTTCCGGCGCGGTTGGTGCGCGAGTAGGTGCGCCGCCGGCAGGGTTCGCCCGCCCGCGCGCGGCACCACTCACACGCCACGGTGAGCGCGTCCGGCCGGCCCGCCGCGGCGGCGGCCTCCCGGGCGGCCCGCACCGGCCGGTACGGGGCGAGCGCGTCCGCAGCGGCCGGCGGCAGCATTCGACCGGCGAGCAGGCCGGCGACGCTCGGGTGCGGCCCGCCGGTCAACTGACGCGACGTCGACGGCGCGGTCTGCCCGGTGGCAACCGCGGTGCGCTGCGCCAAGATCGCGGCCCGGTAGCCGTCGACGTCGTCCGGGTCGATGGCCGGCGCCGGGTCGGTGTGCCGCTCCATCAGGGCGCGGCGGTGCGCGGCCCAGGGGCGGGCGACATCGACGGGAAGGATCGGGAACGGCGAGGTGGTGATGTGGGTTCGGGCGGTCGCCGCGGCATCCCACCCGCCCGGGGCGGTCGCGGGGACGTCACGCAACAGCTCACACCAGGTGGACAGTTGGCCGGCCGCTTCCGCGGGGTCGAGCTGGGCGGCGCGCGGGTCAAGGCGGCCCACGTAGGCGAGCAGCGCGGCGCACTCGTCGGGGGTCATGCGGTGCCCTCCTGGTTGCTGGTGGTGTTCATCTGGTCGAGGGCGGCCTGCAGGGCGGCGGCGTGCTGCTCGGCGCGGGTGGGGCCGCCGGTGGGCACGGCCTGCAGGCGGCGGCCGGCGGGAGGCTGCTCGGGCCTCTCCCTGGTGATCCACTGCTGCCAGTCGAGCCGCCACTGCTGCACGGTCCGAGCAGGTCCCGCACCCCGGTAGGTGCGCCACTTCGCGGTGGCGGCGTCCATGCCGTCGAGGCCGAGCCGCTGCAGGTTCCCGGACGCCGCGGCCCAGGCGAGCAGCGCGTCGTCGGGCTCCCAGTCGGCGGGCAGAGCGCAGAGAGAGCTCGTCGAGCGCAGCCCCCTACGGTCTGCACTCTCACTACTGCCCCCGCCACCCTCACCGGGTCGGGTCGGGTCGGGCCGGGACCACCCGGACGCCCCCGCCCCGTCCGGGCCGGACGCGGGCCCCTGGCCTGCGCTTTCGCCAGAATTCGGGGAGGAATCCGGGCCGGAATCGTCTCTGTCCGTGGCCGGATCGGCGCCGAACGGCGGTGGATCGGCCGGCTGTTCGCGGCGCGTCCGCTGCGTTTTGCGTCCGGTTCGCTTGCGGTCGGCTTCCCGCTGCCGGGTGCCCTCGACGCTCGCCCGGGACGGGTTGTAGCGCAGGAAGTCGTGCATCAGGAAGTCGCCCGCGGGCACGACCGGGCAGCGCGGGCAGGTGTGTTCGGCCGCGTGCCACAGGCCGGCCCGCACGAGCCGCGCGGCCTGTGGAGCCGTGCCGAACATGCCGGCGATCACGCCGGGGATACGGCCCTCGGTCAGGTGTTGGGCGGCGTAGGCGCCGCAGCGCAGCCACAGGCCCAACGCGGCGTTGCCCGCGGTGATCACCTTCGGGTGTGAGTAGGCGGTGTCGTCGATCTTGAACCACGTCACGGCTCGTCTGTCCTTAGTGGGGTGCTGGGTGGTTCGGGGTGGCCGGCGACGGTGGCGGGGGAGTGCCGGTCGCAGCGGGGGCCGCACGGGTACGGGCGGGCGGGTCGGCCGCACGGCATGCGGCCGGCGGCGCGCAGCGGGCTCACCCGTCGGTGCCGAGTCCGTCGAGCTGACCGGGCCCGGGGGCCGGCCGGTCCTCGACGACCGGCCGCGGCCGGCGGCGCCGCCGGCGAACCGGGACGGTGCGGGTCGGGTACGGGTGCGCGCTGCCGTCGATGGTGAGCTGCAGCGGCACCTCGACGACGTCCTCGACGGCGGTCGGGCTCCTCACGCGACCGCCCTCGACAACTCGCCGCCGGCCCGCCGCCGCCCGACACGGGCGATCAGGTCGAGGTACCACCGCGGTTCGCCGGCAGCCTGCGCCGCCCGCCACGCCCGCCGGACGTCCTCGACGTCCACGGCCGCGACCGCGGCGGCCAGGTGCAGCCCGCGCCCGGGTGCCTGCTGGTGGGTGTTCACGGCCGCACCTGCCGCTCGGCCGCCCGGCGCCCGGCCACGGTTTCGAGGGCCAGCTCGCCAAGCTGCTCGCCAAGGTCCAGCGCGCGGCGGTAGGTGAGATCAACGGCGAGCAGCTCGTCGAGGGCCGGCAGCAGGCCGGCCACCCCGGACCGGGCCCGGTGCAGGGAGGCCCGCAGCGAGCGGCGGATGCGCTCCCGGACAGCGTCCCGGGCGCCCCGGGCGTGGTCGACCACGTGATCGGGGGCGTCCGGGTCGGCCGCCCGGGATCGGGCGTGGCCGGCCGCCGCGGCGAGCTCGCGCAGCAGCGCCGCGACGTGCTGCTCGTCCTCGACGAACGCGACCGCGACCTCGTCGAGCAGCCGCTCGGCAGCGTCGGTGACGTCGAGCCGCACCGTGTGCCGGTCCGGGTGAAGGTGGGCCCGGATCACGAGCCACCCCCGACCACCGGCGAGCGCCGGCCGACGAACCGGGCGTAGACCCGGTGCTCGGCGGTCCGGCCGGTCTGCACGGTGCGGGCGACGGCCTGAAAGGCGCCCGCCGGCCCGTAGGCAGCCAGCTTTGCCGAGCGGATTGCCTGTGCAGCGGAGGACGCTCGGCTGATGCTGGTCGCACGCTGGACAACCGCCCACTCGCCCGGACGGTTCTGCAGTGCGCTGGCGATGCGGCCGTGCTTGGTCTCAGCAGGAGGCGGCGGGCCGAGGAACTCGACCGGTGCGGCGCTCATGCCGCGATCCGTTCGGTACGGGACCGGCGGGCCGATGCGGCGGGAGTCTGTTCGACGGCACGCTGCTCCGCCCGGGCTCGATGGATGTGCGGCGCGAGAATGCGGGCGATCAGGGACACCTGATCAGTGCTGGGATCAGGCCACGCCTGGGGCGGTGCGGACAGGTCGGCCGTAGTGGTGTTGGACATCGCTCCCCCTGCTGGTTCTGTTTCAGAACAGAGACAGGAGGAGCGGAGGAACCCACAGTTCAGCGCGTCGAACCTGTCTCTGTTTCGAGACAGGAGCAACGCTAGGTCGGCCGAGAGTGACCGTCAACGCATATCCCGGGTGGTGAAACGGGGTGCATGTGCGCTTCAATGAGCATGTTCGCGTAACGAGACAAGAACGGGGATGAGAAACAATGTGGGAGTCAACACCGTTCGCCGACCTGGTGCGCGACGCTGTCGCAGGCGAGGGCATGACGTACCGGCTGCTCGCCGAGAAGGCCATCGACCCGCAGACCCAACAGGCACTGACCCACAACACTCTGTGGAAGATCGCCCATGGTGAGGCGGTCAAAATCTCGCCCTGGATCGTCAGAGCGGTCGCCGCGGCGGTCGGCAAGAGCGAGCGCGAGGTGCAGCTCGCGGCGGCTGAGCAGTACATCGGCCTCGTCGCCGACGACCCGTTCGGGGCCAGTGACGAGCAGGCCGCCGTCGTGGTCGCGCACGTGCCCGGACTGCGCCGATCGGACATGCCGAAGGTCGAGGAACTGCTGCGTGGCTGGGCATCCGGTTCTGTATCCGGACAGTGACGAAGCGGTAGAGGAACAGGCGTGACCTGCGCTGTTCCCCGGGGGTACTGTGTGGCCCTCGATTCGTACACAGTTGCGAATCGAGGGCTGCGACCTGCCCGCAAGGAGGGGAACCTGCATGATCACCGTCACTCGCGTCCGACTCGACACCGGCGCGCCGGCCGTCGTCCGCGCCACCGCTGAGCACCTCGTGCTCGCGGTCGACGACCGCCACATCACGCCGACCGGCGCCGCCGCCATCGAAACGGCGCTGAACGGGCTTGCCGGCCAAGGCCCGGAGAGCGCATCGGACGGAGATAGCCGGTGAGATGTTCCTGGGTAGGCAACGGGCCGCACAGCAAACGCTGTGCGGCCCAACCTTTTCCCTAGCTCGCCGCAACCAGTCTCCGCGGGCGGACCGACACGTAGGGTGCTGCAGACTCCGGCTTGACCCCGCGACCGACGGGCTTGATCCGAACGTCGAGCAGGGTCTCTACGATGAGCCGCTGCTGCGGAAGGTCGATCTCCTCCCAGGCCGCTTCGATCTCCTCGCGCGTCGCGCCAGCTATCCCGCGAACCACCGACGGGACGCTCAGGCTCCGGACGGTCTTCTCAGCCTCCGCGATCTTGGGCAGGATGCCGGCCTCGATCGCCGCGAATGACTCAGCGCTGATCGCGCCGTTGATCGCGCTCTGCTTGAACGACTCCAACCGCGTAGTCAGAACCTTGATCTCGCCCTCAGCGTCGGCAACCTTGCCGGCCCGCTCGTCATCGTTCTTCACGTACGCCTCTATGAACCCAGGCGACGCGAGCCAGTCGAACAGTTCGTTTTTCACGTGGTCGTCGGCGAGCTCCATGTCGAAGCTGACGTGATACCCCTTCTTGCCGTCGACGCCAGGGGTCATGCAGTTCAGGCGCCGCTTCCTCGTACCCTGGCGCGTGGCGGTCTTCTTCGATCCGTTCACCCCGGAGAACAGGGGGGCGCTGCAGTCGTCGCACACCGCGTTGCCGGGCAGGAGGTACTTCGCGCGCCCGGGTCGGGTGTTGTACGTCTTTCCCTTGCGGCGCTTGTCGATCACGGCAAGGCACTGGGCGTGAGTCGACGGATCGGTGATCCGCGGCCAAGCCTCCGTGTTCGTGGCTACGCCGTGGTGGGTGCGGACGCCCAAGTAGCGCGGGTCGCTGGCGAATTGGGTGATCGTCGCGGGATACCAGCGCGCCATGATCAAAGGCACCTCACGCTCGTTGAAGTCCCGGGCAATCTCCTTGGCAATCTCCGTGGTCGGCAGCTCCGACTCGGCGAACCGCCGGACCACCTCGGCCCTGATCTCCGCGTGCTCGGGGTGCTCGCCAACCGGCATCCACGCGACCCGCTCAACCTGCTTCGACGACCAGAACTCGGTAGGCGGAGTCACCCCCCGGGCGTTCAGGTCACCGGCGATCGTGACGTAAGCCTGACCCGCCGCGACCCTCTCGCAGATCTCCTTGACGATCTCCGCCTTAGCAGGCTCAAGCTCCGTCCGGAGGTACGCGCCCGTCTTCTCGTCGTACACCCGCCGGTACCCGTACGGCGCCCGCCCCTGCGGCCGGCCGGCCAGGGCGTTCGACCGCAGCGCACGCATCACGTTGTCGCGCAGCTCGTCGACCTCGCGCTCGCCGACCAGCGCATCGAGGCCGGTCCGGAACCGGTCGTCCTTGTTCGACAGGTCGTAGACCTTGCCGCCGTAGCACCACAGCACCCCAGCGGCAGCACACGCATCACGAAGTCGGACGTAGACCGCAAGGTCTCGCTGCAGTCGCGTCGACGCCCACGCGAACACGATGTCGAGCCGCTTGTGCTCGATATCGTCGAGCAGCCGCTCGAAGTCGCCGCGCTCCCGGTTCGCCGCGTGACGCGAAGCCGAGACGCCGTCGTCGACGTACTCTCCCTGCTCCCCGATCTGGACGCCCAGCCGGTCAGCGTCCCCTCGTCCGGCAGTGAGCTGCTCCGCGACCGACCGCTTACGGCTGTTCTTCTTGCCGCGGTACTCGCTCTTGCGGGCGTACAGGCCACCCCGCAGTCCTGCGTACGGCCGGTGCGGGTCGCGCGTGCCCGCGAACGTCTCCAGGCTCAT